ACAGGAAGCAGCTGAACGCGAAGCCCAAGAAGCCCAGGCACAGCAAGAAGCTCAGGGCCAGCAGCAGGCTCAAGACGATGCGGACCTAGCCGAATATGTGTACAACCAGGGAGGTATGCCTCACCCTAACTCGCCAGCTGGAACAATGTCTCAAATACTAGGTCTTGACACTGATGAGTTGATGCAGATTCTTGACCAGGTGATTGAGACTGAGCCTAACAATGCGATTGTTGACTCGGCCATCTCAGCCCAGAATTCTATAGTTCGTGGCGGTGAAATTAACAATCTAAACTCGCTAGTTTCGATGCTCAAGCCTAGAATAAACCCAGATCCACAGTTTTGGATAGAGCGTGAGCGCGGAGCTGCCCAACAAGGCGCCCAGGTAAACCTATCGCGCCAGGAAGCAAACTACCAGCGTGGCATAGAGAACAACCGTAAGGCTGCCCAGGCTATTACTGACGAGCTGAACGCAGATACAAAAATCAAAAAGACAGACAAGGCTCTACTCCTTAAGTCTCTACAGGATCTTCAGCTGGACCTCGGTTTAAACCCGGTGGGAACTCTCCAGGCTATGTATGCCAGACTTCAAGAACAAGGAGTCGACCCGGCAGCAATCGATCAGTACCTTGGCCCCTACCTTGAAAGAGTGCAACAGCAGCAGGAGAGCAAGCAGGAAGTATTGACGGCCCAGGACGAAGTCCAGGACTTGAGTGAGCCTATGGATTCTCGCGCTTTGGTTGCTCCAGTGTTAACCCCGAATACTCAAGCTAGGGCAAAGTACAAAACTCCAAGGCGGCAAAAAAGCGGTAAGTACATTGGTGCCCCTAGGGGTACAAATACAGCAGACAAACTTTACCGTCTTCGTAAGTATGTAAAGGAGTTAGCTACCCAGGGTTCCTATGGCCGTTTTTGGTATGAGCGTAGCGGAGAGACAATTCTGGACATTACTGGTGGCAACGTAGACGAAGCAAAAAAACTTGTAAGAGCAATAGCAATTACGTCCCCAAGCACCCCTGTGGATACTAACTTTGAGTACGCAATCCAGGCTTACTACCAGTGGAAAAACGGACAGCCTATTGAGACAGGAAGATTCCCAGAATCTATGGGTCGCAAGATTACTGACGTTTTTGAGGGTCGAGACTGGTCTGGACGTAAGACCAACAACTTTGAAAACAACCTACTCCGATCCATAGACGGATCACTGGAGCAGGGCGTTACCACTGACCTCTGGATGATGAGAGCATTTGGCTACACATCTGATGCGGCTACCGACCTTAACTATGACTTTGTAGAAAATGAAACCTACAAGATAGCTGAGGAACTCGGCTGGGAGCCTCAGCAAGTTCAGGCCGCAATTTGGGTCGAAATTAAGTCCAGAATGGAATCAAAACCACTCAAAAAAGAAGTAGATCGTCTTTCTGAAAAGCAAGGTAACTACAAGTGGATTGAGGACAAAAAAGGTAAAAAGATTAGGCAGTTTAAAGACCTGGCCGCAGAACAGGCTCACGGGCAACTGTGGGTCAAAAAAGGCTTGGCGCATGAACCTACAGCACTTGAGCGGCAGGCCGCTAAGTTTGATTACAGGGACGCAACCCTTAACAAGATGGCTCAGGTTAGTGTTGAGTCTATACCGTCTACAAAGGCAGGACACCTACCAGAAATGTTTGCTGCACCTGTAGAGCAGATTATTGAGTACCACCATGCAATGGACAAAGCGTTCCTGGATGACGAAGGGTACGATATCGTTTCCAAAGAACTGGGTATGCTACAGCTAGGTGTTTCAAATGGGCTTGGGTCCTGGGAAGGCCGTAATGACCCAGTATCACAAAATGAGATCGTTGTCCCCAGGCAGTACCGAGTAAAGGAAGACGGTGTAATATCTGAGGACGCTAAGGACCTTATTGCAGCCTACGCAGCAGTCAAGGGAATACTCCTCAAGCAGGACGGCATTGGGTGGCACCGGCCATTCTTTAAGAAATCGCAGAAACGTGCAGATCAGAATGGCATCGATGTGAACATAGGGCGCCCATTTTCACTTACTGAGACACAGGCTATATCTACGGTACTATCTCAGTATGGACTGGAGCCCATCTCTACGGCTACAGGTGTTCGCTTTATTAACTTTAGCGATGACAGTAACACTCCGTACTCTGGTCTAAACAACTACGAAAAGAAAAAAGCGGATCTGGACTTTGGAAAAGTTATCAATCAGGCCCTAAAAGATATACAATTAGACAATGACGAGGCAGTCACGGCAACGCGATTTGTTTCTGATAATGATTTAATAGAGAACAACTGGCAGGAGAATACTAATGGCGAAGGTTACTTGGAGAACCGCCTCAGCGGACGACCCGATCTACAAGGAAGGGTTACAGACATCATCGCGCAGCTACAGCCGCGAGTACGCGAAGTCGAAAGCGAGTTCAGCGAAAGATACGGGTGGACTCCTAACGCAGGCCTCAACACAGCCTATGATGAGTCAGGGTCACAAGACCAAAGAGGCTTAAATACCCCTACAGCAACCCCTGGTGCAGGTGTACTGTCCCAGGTAGACTCCGCACAACTGGAACTCCCATTCGGGAAGCCCGATGTCATCCCCAATATGGCCAAGCCTACTCCGGCCACTGTAAAATCTAGTATGCCCAAAGCCCAAGAGGCTTTTGAGGTTGCTATCGGTAAGCCTGGTTCTAAGTTTGAGAAAGGTGTCAGCACCCAAGCCGACATTATGCAGATCGCAGAAATACTCAACGTAATGCCTATGGTTTTCGACAATCGTTCAGATTATCAGGCCGCCTCTGGTAAAAACTCCAAAGACACAAGCATTGGTAATTTTATAGACTTGGGTAACTCTACCGGAGAAGCCAAGGTTCTTGCTGCGGGTGTTAAGGATGTGAACGGGGAACCCATTACCAATTTGGAATTCTTGATCACAATGGTCCATGAAAACATCGGCCATGCTCTTGAAAGTAGGAATCCTAATAACTTTCCAGGCAAAGTTGGGTTTAACAGGATGAGTAATCTGCATCCAGAAAGTGGCGGCAGTACGGTAGCGAACAACAATAGCCTTCGAGCAGAAATCACCCAACAACTGGCAAATGCTCTCGCGGCGCCCAATGACTTCAACAAGAAAACTTTGGAAAAAGCCAAGAAGATCCGTGCTGAAATCGAAGCTATCCAGGATCAGACTGAAGTCTTCTTTGAGAATGCTCCTGAGCTAGGCACTTCGTTTCTGAGAGACTCTCCCATCAAATGGGAAAAGCAGTTTATCGATGAGATGAAAGCCGATGGTCGAATCGGTGAAAGTACCGCCAAGCGTCTAAAGGTACACCGTAGGATATATGAGGCTCATTACAAGGGAAGTCCAGACTACATAAAGTACAAGCGAAACAATGCTGAGTTTTCTGTAGACCCGGTCATCCTTTATGTGATGAATCCGACACTCATGAAAAAGGTAGCGCCGGAGACTGCAAAGTTCATCCGGGAACATTTCAACAGTTCCAAAATCCCAGTCTCTTTTCACGCGAATCCTATTGTCACTGTCCTGGCCATTATCATGGCTGGCGTTGCACAGATGGAAGATGACGAAGAAGAGAAAAATAACCCTGGGGCTCTTACCCCGCAACCTGGGGCACTCACCGCATAGTCGATTAAGGAGAGTTATTCGATGAAAGCAACTGTAAAAGATATTCTAGACATCCTCACTCAAGTTGAAAAAATAAAAACCACGCAACTTCTAAACGCAGATCAGCGGCAAACTCTGCTTACTGAGTTAGTCCACGACATCCCCTTGGAATTGTTCTGTCACACATCAAAAGGAAGTCGTGCCGCTATTTCTGAAATTATTGAGAGAGAACTCCATGGAAACGCCCCCACGCAAGCAAAGAAAAAAAGCACCGCCAAAGCCAAAAGTGTGTCCCCAGCGGGCACCCAAGAGGCATTATTTCTCGACTCTAATGGAGACACCCGAGGGCCGAGAGTTAAGAAGGCAGTGGTCAAATAAACCCAGGAAAAACGGTGGCCGCCCCATTGGTGTCTCTGACGGATATACCAAAGAATCAATCGCGCCTATCCAGGCTCAGGCTAAAATAGATGCAAAAAGGATAACCCAAATTATGTCTGACAAATACAACATCGAAGACGAATACCAGAAGGAAGCCTTGGAAACTGCGGTCACGGTTATGCGCCTAGTTGGCGAGACCAGAGAACGCCTGGCAGCCGCTAGGCTTGTCCTGGACTTCACCAAGTCAAAGCCAGCAGCAAAGTCAGATGTCTCTATACACAAAGCTGAAGACTTTCTAGCTTCTTTACTTATCGAGGATGGGGATACCGATGAATCCGAGCAAGCAATTGAGAGCAGTACGGAAACGACTTCTAACTGAATTTAGTTTTTATTCAAAAGCTTCACTGAAGATCCGCACCAAGGCTGGTGACATCAAGCCACTTAAGTTAAACGCCGCCCAAATCATTTTAGACAAAGCGGTGTCGGCACAGATAAAAACTGAGGGTAAGGTCCGGGTCATAATCTTGAAAGCGAGGCAGCAGGGATTAAGCACCTACACTGGTGGCTACTTATACTTCTCTGTGAGTCAACGACCCGCAAGCAAAGCAATGGTGATAACACATCACGCGGACTCGACTCGCGCTCTATTCGATATGACTAAAAGATTTCATGAGCATTGCCCTGACATCCTTAAACCACACACTAAATACTCATCTAGAAGGGAAATGAATTTTGATGTTCTTGACAGTAGTTTTGTCGTTGCAACGGCTGGTGGAGAATCTATCGGTCGCGGCGAAACACTTACGCATGTCCACGCCTCCGAGCTGGCTTTCTGGCAAAAAAGCACAGCCCTCGACAACTGGAATGGACTTACCCAGGCAGTCCCTAATACACCTGGCACAGCTATTTTTATCGAAAGCACGGCAAACGGTATCACGGGTATTTTCCACGACCTCTGGTCAGGAGCTGTTGACGGCACTAATGGCTACGTTCCTGTGTTTATCCCATGGTTTGTGGATCCTGATTATCGCGAACCTACAACTGCGGATTTTGTAAAAACTCCAGACGAAATTGATCTATCGGCCAAGTACGACCTGGACGAACAGCAGCTTCAGTTTCGCAGGAAGAAGATCGCCCAAAACGGTCTCGACCTATTTAACCAGGAATACCCATCGTCACCTGAGCTGGCCTTCAGAAACACCGGGCGTCCAGTGTTTAATCCAGAGCAGCTCGTTACATGCCTGGCATCAACCAGGGAACTTGAGCAAAGACTAGCGTGGGAAGATGGCGAATGGCGAGACAATGCCCGTGGCGAACTATTCACCTGGCGCAAGCATGTGCCTGGCGAAAGCTACTGTATTGGCGCCGACCCTGCCATGGGCCTAGTCAATGGTGGTGACTACAGCGTTGCCCAGGTACTCGACTCTAAGAAACGTCAGGTAGCCACTTTTCGGGCTCACGTTCATCCCGACTATTTCGCTGAGATACTTTTTGCTCTAGGCACTTACTACAACGATGCTTTGGTCTGTGTAGAGAATAACTCACACGGAATTCTAACGTGTACACGCTTAGGCAAAGACATGGCCTACCCCAACTTCTACACCGAAGTTCAGGTCGACAAGCTGACTGACCGTGAGACGATCAAGCTAGGCTTTACCACCACCTCGAAAACAAAACCGCTAATCATAGATCAACTGAGAGCGGAAATGAGAGATGGGAATCTTGAGCTAAATGACAAGGTCACAGTCCGAGAGATGATGAGTTATATCGTCACCGAAAGTGGCGCCATGCAAGCTGAGTCGGGCTGCTTCGATGACTGCGTAATGTCCCTGGCACTAGCGAACCATGTTCACCAGGGAGCCTGGGAACCAATCGAATCCACTGACAATTATTATATTGAGATGGTATAAAAATGGCTAAAAAAGACTACAAGAAACTTGCGGACGAGAATATCGTAACGCTGCTTGACGATTGCATTGGTCGCAGTGTCGGCTATTCAGATTCCGAGTTAAGTTCCGAGCGTAGTAAAGTCATCGACTACTATAATGGCACTCTGCCGCGTCCGCAGCATGACGGTAATTCTAAGTACGTTTCGCTGGATGTTTATGATGCAGTTGAGTCCCTCCGGGCTGCACTCCTAGAAACTTTTAGTAGCGGCAATCAGAACGTCAAGTTCGCAGCTCAAAATGGCGAAGACGTCGAGATGGCTCAGGTCTGTACAGAATACACAGACTACGTCATGCACCGACAAAATAATCTTTACGAGATTTTCTCAAGTGCCATATTTGACGGTCTTGTAGCTCGAGTAGGAGTAGTGAAAGTCTTCTGGGCCGAGTCCATGGATTTCGACTACGAAGAGTTCGAGGGACTAACAGAAGATGAGCTCGATTTCCTCCTGGCACAAGACCGCGTAGACCTAGTCGAAGATGACGAAGATGACCTGGGACTGCACACAGGCACCATTAGCATCGAAGTGGATACGAGCCAGGTCCTGATTGAGAACATTGCCCCGGAAGAGTTTCTCATTGAATCCCAAGCCAAGAGTCTCAAAGACGTTGGATTTTGCGCTCACCGAACCAAGAAAACTTTAAGCGAGTTACGTCAGTTAGGCTACGACGAAGACAAGATAGAGAAAATTGGTGAACACAACGATGTTGACCTGGAGACAGATCCAGAGGTTCTAAGTCGCTTCGAGAATACTGGTAACGGTCGAGGCTTTAGTAACGAAGGTTATCAGGACCAGGTACGCACAGTCATGGTCTACGAAGCATACATAATGCTAGACGTCGATGGCACTGGCGAAGCTGAACTGTGGCGAGTTGTGAAAGCAGGGAACCAGATGCTCGAGAAGTCAAAAGCCTCTCG